TCCAACATCAATGTAGAAAATTCTTCTTTCAGGTGCTCTTGAAAGTCTGTAGATTACAAGAGAATCCTCAATCATCATTAACTGATTGAGTGGTTTAATTGCTTTATGTAACCAAGAAAGAGTTGATCCCTTGTTCCTATCTACAAGACCTGATGTACAATAGCAGATAGAATCTCTTGTTAATTGAACACCACCAGCAGATTGCTGTGTTCCATAACCAGTTTTCTTTCCACCATCAGTGTACACAAAGAATTCTTCAATAGGTGGGAACTGGAATTGATCAGCAGAATTAGGTTGTCTTTGATAAACACCATCACCTTTTTGTCTTACAATTCTTCTCACATAACGCATCTTAGATGCATCAATATATCTCAGTTCTTGAATACCATCTTCTGGTCTTTTTTGATCAATGACCTTGTTGTAGTATAGTCTTCCATCAATATACCAATTTCTAAAAATCTCATGTGCCTTGGTATCAAAATCAAGTAGGTCAAGAATATATCTAAACTCTTCTCTAATTTTTTTCTTGATGCCATCACTGGCATTTAAGTTTGAAAGTTCAATCTCTACTGGAGAGTCATGTGTATCAGAAACAATTGCTTCATTAACAATATCCTCAATAGCACTATCACATTCAGGATACAGAGACATTGATCTGTATCTTCTGATTAGATCATTTTCATTTTTGTATATCCCCTCAATATCTACATAAGAACCAAAAAAACCAGAACTAATATAATTCTCAGATCCATCCTGATTATTAGGGGGAACTGGAGATATTAGTCCTGGTGGTTGCTTCTCATTATCTTCAATTGAGAAACCAAACAATTTTGCCATTATTATATACTAGGAGTCCTTTTGCTCCTAGTATTTATCAACTTAAAATATCATACCAATGTAGGAGTGGTAGCACCATCATCTCTTCCACTTTCTGCTTTACCAATTCTGAAGTCCTGAACCTGGAAGGTTACAGTAAATTCTTCAATGGTATCAGTTGAATCATAACTCAGATCAATTGCTGAAACTTCTGTTGGGAACATTCCAGTGAATTTGTAAGATCTGAGAACCTGCTGCTCCTTATTATTCATATCATGTGTAGTGGAATTTCTTGCATTTCCTCTACCTAGTTGTGCAATGAAACCATTACACATGTATGATGAAGGATTAGTAATACCTGTAGCATGTGACAGATCATTAATACTATTCATCCATGCTTCAAATGCACTTCTAAGATTGAAGTCCTCATCATTGATAATAGTTACTGTCCATGGTTCAAAGGTTCTGTCACCAGCAACTTTGAGGATTCTTCCTCTGAAAGGAATTGGTACTTCTGCAACTGTAGAAGCAGGAAGTTGTGCTGCCTTACAAAGGAATCTAAAATCTGAAGAAGTTGTATTGTTCCAGATTGCACCAACATTAGTAATACCTGCTGGGAAAGCAGGAATGGATGCCTCAAATAGATTGGGGCGGGCACCGCCACCCCTCAACTGAGTCTTGAAATCATGAAGTTTTTTAGTTGTGATGTTTGCCATTTGTTGTTACCTCGTAGTGTTATTGCTTATGTAAATCAAGTTCCAGTAACTTCAGCGAAGCTAATTCCACCTCTTGTAGCAACAAAGGTAAGGGTTACAAAGTTGATGGATCTTGCAGGTTGAATGAAGATATCAGCTCTGAACTCATTGTTGTCGACAATAGCAGGAGTATTGTTTGTTTCATCACAAATGACTCTAAAGTCTTCAATACCTCTTTGTGCCTGAATATCAGTCAAGAAAGGTTCAACAATGTTGATGAAGTTTGATCTTGTCTCAGAATCATTCAATTCAAAGAGTTGATCATTTGCAGCATTCTCAAGTGCTTGCTCAACTGTAAGGAACAACCTTCTAACATTAATTCTATCAAAAGCAGACTTGAAGGAAAGTGCGGTCTTATCACCAAAGAGAATTGCACCAGCAGCATTTTGATTAATAACTGGATTAATTCTTGCTTTGTAGAGTTGATCTCTTTGTGTTTTGTTGGGGTTGTATGCCAACTTAACTACATTGTTAAGAGTTCCTCTTGCTTGACCAGCAGGTGAGAACCAAGGCAGATAAACTGAATTGTTTCTTGCCATAATACCAGCAACATCACCATTCAGAGGAATAAATCTGAATTCATTGTTGAATCTATCAAAGACATACTTATAACCACTATCAAGAACACCAAAGGAAGAAGAACTAATTTGTGAGTAGAAGTTCAACACATTGTTTGTAGCAGTTGTAGAATTAGAAACATTAACTACAGTTGCTCTGTGTGGTGAGATAACTGCCTGACAGTCCTTTCTACCTTCAGCAATAGAAATCAATAGATTTGCTTTTGCTTGAGATGACAGTTGATCATTCAGTGACGCACCTCCTAAAAGGAAGTCAAGTGCAATCTCATCTTTGTTCTCATAAAGTTTGTATCCAGTAAGAACATCACCAAGTGCAGGAGCCATTCCTCCTGATGCTTGATAATCAGCACCACCAGAGAGAGTGTAACTTACGTTTCCAAGTACATTGTAAGTAACACCCTGAGCATTGAGACCCCATGCACCAGAACCACCAACAACTTTTGTAAATCCACTAGAGAATCCACCTGCTTGGGCAGAAACACCATTAGGAACATCAGTTGTTGTTCCAGGATTAGCACCAGCAAAGATGTATTGTGAATTTAATCCAAGGAAGTTCTTATAGTAATTTCTTATTGGAGCATTTCCATCCTCTTCAGAATCAAGTGCTTTTGAAAGGAAGAAGTTTGTTTCAAGGATATTACCTTGTACACCTGTTACTGTTCCAAAATCATCAACAACAGCAACGTGGATTGCATCATTATGTGCATTTCTTGATGCTGCAAAGTTGTTATCTACAGGTCTTGGTGCAAGATTCTTCCAGAAAACAGTTGAGTTTGTAAGTGAAAGAGTTTGCTGATCATACCAATCAACAGCAGTTAAAGCAGAGACGGTAGCATGAGATGCTCCACCACCACCAGTGTTAATACCAGAGTTGTTAACAAAGGTGATTGTATCAGATGCTTCAATAGATTTGCCAGCATCACCTACTTGATAAGTGATAGCATACTCAGTTCCTGCATCTGTTGCCATTCCAGATACTCTGGAGACAATTTTAACATCAAATGAACTCTTCTCTTGTGAAGAAGAGTCAGTTGTAACACCAGTAATAATTCCTTTGAGGAATCCAGTAAATGCGGTTGTTGTACCTGCACCAGGAGTTGCAACACTAGTAAGTTGAACAGTAACACCAAATCCAACTGTTGCACCTGCTGCTCCAGGATCTGTTGTGGTAATACCAATTGTTTGGTCTGCAAAGTTATCAATAGTGCAGACTTTAAGATTATTGTTTATTTCGCCAGGTTCTCTTGACGCATAGAAGAAATCAGTAGCAGTTGAATAGTTTGCTTCATAATCATCAAAATTCTTAATCTTCAATGAGGTGGATGCTATGGATACACCTGCATTTGAATTTTTAAGACCACTACCATCTATTCTAACTACCTGGAGAGCACCACCATATGAAAGGAATTCAGATGCAACCATCCAATCCTCAAAATGTCTGTCATTAGACTGAGGACGACCAAATACTTCTAATAATTGACTCTGACTTGTAATCAGAACATTTTCTTCAACAGGACCACTCTTAAAGGGTGCAGCAATAGCACCAACATTATCAAGAACATTATCAGCTCTACCAACTGTAAGGTCAACTTCCCTGACCAAAACACCTGGAGATAATTGAGGAGTTGCCATTAATTTCTCTCCTTAAAGTTCTCATGATTGACTGAAATTATTTATTGTTTTTAGGGGTTTCAGTGGGGAAACAATGCATGAACTACCAATCTGGGTATTGCCAGTCACAAAATGGAGTCTTCTTTTTTCTACTCTCTACAATTCTTTTAATGGTGCATTCTTTACACTCATAAGAAAAAGATGATGCAGTAGGTCCTCTATCTTTTCTTGTTCTGTAAAAAGAATCAACAAGATTTTTTCTCACACCACAACATCTACATTTTCTTTCATCTAAAAGTAAATGACCTAATTTAAACTGCTCATCAAAGTCCATATTTTTTTACACACTCACCTGTTTGTGCAGCAGACATCCCATAGGTCTCTCCTGCCCATAATGCCT